GTATGTGTGAATAGGTTTGATGATGAGACAAAGCAAGCATTCCTTGAATTATATGATAAGGTAGATGCTGACTTTGAGTTTGAGAAATCTGAAGATAAAGCGTATGAAAGTTAGTATTATTGGCGGCGGTCTTGCTGGATGGATCGCCGCTATTGTATTGCAAAGAGAAACATCTTATAAAATTACTGTGATTGATAGTTCTTCTATCGGATCTCTGGGGGTTGGTGAAAGTACTACGGGTAGATTTAGTGGTTTTATACGAAAGTATTTTAAGGAAGAAGAATTTGTAGAGCAATGTGCTGCTATACCAAAATTAGGTATACGTTTTATTAATTGGAATAAAGATAATTTTATTTCTCCTATTGAAGGATCATTTAGTGCTCATGATGAATTTGATTATTCTTTTTATTATGGTGTAGAGAATAATAATGTTAATGATTATTCTACTCATGCTTTATTATCGGATAGAAATTTAATTGATTTTAGTAAGAAAACAACTAAGAATACATTCCTATCTGCAGAGTCTCATGCTTATCATTTAGATACTTATAAAACTATTTCTTTCCTTAAGCAAAGAGGTATAGGGGATGGTATTGAATTTATTGATGCTAAGGTTATAGGTAATGAAAAGAAAGGTGGTAAAGTAACTAAGATTAAATGTGAAGGTATGGATATTGACTGTGATTTTGTGGTGGATTGTAGTGGATTTAAACGTGTAATTGCTTCTACATATAATCCTCATTTTATATCATATGAGAAATGGTTGAGTGTAAATACTGGACTTTCTTTTAATTTAACATGGGATGATATAGAGTATACACAACCTCTTACGACTGCTCATGCACTTTCTTGTGGGTGGATGTGGATGATTCCTAATCATTATAGTATTGGGTGTGGTATAGTTTATGATAATAACTTTGCATCCCAAGATGAAATTATTAAAGAAGTGAATGATATATTAGGAGTGGAAATATCAATACGTAAAGAGATAAAGTTTAAGTCAGGAAGACTTAGGAAATCTCTTTATAATAATGTTGCGGTGATTGGACCAGCGTATTCTTTTTTAGAACCTCTTCAGGCAACAAGTATTCATGTTACAATAACACAAATAGAGAAACTAATATCTTTTTTAAGTGGACATATGAGTGCAAGATTTTATAATAGGTATTGTGGAGATATGGTTGATAACTATGCGGATTTTATTTCCCTTCATTACCAATTTAAGTATCATCAGAATGAGTTTTGGCAGAGTAGAGTTCCTAGAAGATATACTTCTAAGATGATTAATAGATCAAAAAAGAAAGTGTTAAAAACATCTGATTATACTATTAAAAATCCGGATTGTACTGCTAATAATTTGTGGAGTTATGTTTTAGATGGAGGAAATTTGATTACTAAAAGTAAAGCAACCTATAGTGAAGAACAGATTTCTAATATAAAATATTGGGAGAAGCAAATACAAGAATCTGTGGAGGGATCTATGTCATTTTCATCTTTTTTAGAGATGTATAATAAAGTTTATTATGAATTTTGAAATTATTGATGACTTCTTACCAAAGAGTGAATTTAAAAATATTCAATCCGTTATGATGGGTACTTATTTCCCATGGTATTGGAATGAATGGGCAGTAAAACCAGGGGATGATAAGTCCCAACTTACTCACACATTTCACTCTGTTAATTCACCATGGAATGGAAGAGTGTCAGAGTTTTATGAATTATTTAATAATGTTCAAAGAAAATTGAGAGTTAAAAAACTATATCGGATTAAGGCCAATTTGAATTACAAAACTTTTTTTCATCGAAAAGCAGGGTATCATGTAGATACCCCAGGCACTAAAACTGCTATTTTGTATATTAACACCAATAATGGTGGAACTAAATTTAAAAATGGTAAGATTGTAAGGTCAGTTGAAAATAGATTGGTTTTGTTTGATTTAGACTTACAACATGCTGGAGTTACTTGTACTGACCAGAAAAGAAGAGTGGTAGTTAATTTAAATTATTTGTCTTGACACCTACTTGAATACTGATATATAATGGGTCTGAATACATTAT